TCGCTTACCTTTAGCTGAGAAACCTGCGTTTGCAAGCGCTCTACCAATCGCACTTGTTTCCGCATTAGGTAAAGCGAAATTTGCGTTAACGCCTCTATCACTAATATTCTCCAACGCAAGCCCCGTAGCACACGCTTTGAGATCTGCTTCTGTTTTGTAGATTCTGGCAATAACGATAAATCTGTTTGCACCAGCTTCAAGTAACTCTGTTTCGATTCTTCCATCTTCATACCTTTCCCAAAATGCATGTAATCTGCTATCAACAGTTTCATAATTGCTTAGGTCAAACGCCATTATTCTCTCCAATCAAAGTCAGAGTCTTGTTCTGCTTCGAGCACTGTCCTATAGATAGAACCATAGGCGATAAAGTCTTTAACTGAGTCGTAGTGATCTGGAGTTTCAGTAAGCCTAGAAACCTTGACCAACGCCATACATAAAGCAGCTTGGTGTGCTGTGATTGGATGATCAAGGTATGCACTCCATAATCCTGCGATTCTTTGGTGGTTGTAATATGGGTGTCCATAGACACTTCCACGCTGTTGGATCGTAGTAATGACTTCATTAAATAGATCCTCAGTTTTTGTCATAATCAAATACTGCCCTAGATCTTAGTTTCTCGATCTTCTGATTATGCTCGATAGATGCTTTCCAGCCAGCTGATCTACCAACCCAGTAACCACGTTCAAACGCTCTACTTTGTATTTTCCAATAAGCCAGTACCAATACTGCTAGACCTAGCATGATCCAGAAAAATATCAAACCATCCTGTCTAGCTTCTAGCCATATGTTATTCATTTGTAGCCCTTCTTTCTATGCACACGCTTTGTGGCATGTCAATAGTGTGACACTTGTGTATGACTTTGTGGATGATTTAGGGCTTAATTTTGATAACGATTTGATAAAGTTATTTGTAGAGTTTGCCCTCGAATATGAAGCTGCCATCTGCATTGATAGGTATCGTTATTACCTGAACCTTACGCTCATGCACGTATGCCACAGCGAAGCCTTGTTGCCAGTTAGCATAGCCCCTTGTATACGCCATGCCTGAACTGCTTAAATCTACTAAATTGCCAACCTCAACACCCCATACAGTACGCCCTAATTGGCCTCTAGAAGCCTCTGTAAAGGCCGATACCCCTAGTCTATGGGTGTGACCACAGACCACGCTCTTACCTAGCCTTCTAGCCCCGTTTAAGGCCGTTTGTCCAGGTACTTGGCTAAGAGGGAAAGCGTCACCATGAACGGCTGTCCAGCCTGGCGCCCAGTCAAGCCCGAAAGGACTGAACTTGATTCCGAGCTTGTCATATCCCATAAAACGCTCATACTGCATTTCGGGTAGGTTGAGGAATGATGGTAGTCGCTTTTTAATTGATCGGTAAAGTCTGATTCCATGATTGCTTCCTAGTACATCTGTTACGCCTAAGTATGTTAGGACTTCTTGTGTTTGTTTTCTATCGTCATTTATGTTGCCAACCATTTCATCAATGGTGCCAGCATTAAAACCACCTAGCTGTGGTAGATCAATCTCATCACCAATGCATATAGTCCTATGCGGATTCCATTTAGCTAGAAAGCGGCCAACAGATTTAACAGATTTCTCATTAAAAAAAGGTACTTGCAGATCACTCACAAAAGCGATTTTGCGCAATTAGTCCTCATCCTCGTAGGGGTCATGGTCTGGATTAACTGGATCAAAGTCTGGGCTAGATGGTGTTAGCCAATCTGGGAACACGTTTTTATCGCACATTCCGAGAGCTTGATCTACTGGAAATCCTGCACGTCTTAGGCTTAAATAAAACTCACGCAACGAAATAGCATAGGTATCTAACTTTGTATTAATTTGCTCATGGGTGTATTTACCCTTGCGCTTATTAACCTTCTTACGTTTGCGTGCGGTAGCCATATTGCTATTGTCGCTTATTCATGATAAGGAATAGATCATCGACACGCTGTTCTAATCTAGTTAATTGATCCTTCATGCTAGAGCCACCATTAGGTCGCAGCTCGTTTAACCAACCTTTAACTAAAAAACGTAATCCTATTAGCACGCCTGATAGCACGGCCATAACGCCAGCGCCAAAGCCAGCCCATTCCGTTGGACTCATTTCGCATCTGCACCGACACCATAAGCTGTATCGGATTTATCTAAAGCCCTAGCTGCTGGACCAGCAAGTGCTGCAACTACTACAGACAGTGCTGGATCTAAACCTAATTCATTACTGGCTAAAAATGTTAAGAAAGATACTAATACCCCACGTGCGTAGGATTTTAGTATTGCTTTTTGCTTCTTTGTTATCTTCATATTTTCCCCCCTAGTAGTGGTATATCAAACGGCTTACCATCTTTGTCACCTGACTTTGTGAAAGAACAATGTATGTGTTTTTTATGCGGGTTTATACCTCTGTAGCGCCGCCACTTAAATCCCATAATCTTTGAAGCTATAAAGCCATTATGGATTACGTAAGATATGCGCTTATCGGTTTTAGCACAGACTCTGATCTGGTCAGCCAGATATATCGAGAGCTGCTCGGATGTATCCAAACGAGAATCAATATCAATGGCTCTGACAACGAATCCACTGCGTTCGTCTGGATTATGATCCGATTTACTGGCGGAATGACGAGCATCACCAATCCACCCATCACTGGTAGTGCGGCGATCTGGATACCAGGTATCAATCTGATCTCTTAACTGTTTACCAGCTGCACACAGCCAGGGCTGTTTACTCATCCTCAGTTACAATCGGGGTGGATTGTGCCGCTAGATATGCTTGATAATCTGAGTTGGCTAAGTCCATTGGTATAGACAAAATTGTGCCATCTTCTAATACAGCGCATATAGTTGGTTGACGATTTTCGTTTTCTATTATTGTGTATTTAATCATTTTACAACTCCGCACTTAAGGCTAGTTTGGCTAAAGCATTATTAAATTGAATTAAACCTGCTTGTCCCGCTGTTCCGCTTGCTTGAGAATTATTGTAAGCCCAAATAGTAGCGGTAGTAGATTCGCCTGCTAAAGTGAAACTATTAAAATTATCTGTGCCGCCATTTCTAGTAAACTTAAAATAATCAGTTCCAGAAGTTTGAGTTAAGGTCGGCGTTGTTCTCATTTGAACTGGTAATTGTAAAATCAAATCTAACTCAGTTGCCGATAAATAAAACGCCATTCCTATTGTTTCATTTAATCCATCGGGCACTTGGTAGAAATACCTTTGGCAAGCGGCTAACTCGCCTTGAAGTGTGCCAGTTGCGGTTTGGAAATCTGAGGCAGTTGAACCTGCTTCAACCTGTACGCCCCAAATATCAAAGGTAATGTTTCCAGTTGTTGCACCTATGCCAATTTCAAGTGCAAGGTTGCTTGAAGTACCAACAGTTTTACCTGAAATAGAAGGTACTGCAACAGTAAATGAATATCTAGCCCAAGAAGTAGTGAGTGCCTGAGTGCCTGCTGAAGTAGTTACTGTGGCTGAACCGCCTGAACCAAAGTTTTGGCTAAGTTGTACAAAAATAGTTTTAGCAGAATCAACTTTAGCCCAAAAAGAAATAGTTGCTGTTTGTCCTGCAAGTGTTTGTACTTCCTCTATGTATTGTTGGATCTGCCAATAAGTTCCAGAAGTTTTTGTGTAACGCAAATGATAAGCACCTTCATAACCTGCTACTGGTGCTGTACCAGGAGTAAAAGCTGTTCTTGCGCCCGTGATTGCGCCATCCGATAATGATTGCCATCTATCTGATATATAGGCATAAGTATTGGTAGCACTTATAGATGTTCCTCTTTGCCATATTCCAAAATCACCATTGATAATTTTATTTTTACCAGCCGCATATTGCGCTGATTCTAACAGATTAACCGACCCTGAAAGATCGTTCATATTGGCGGCTGTTAATACATCGCCTGTTACGTAATCGTCTTTTACTGGAAATCCTATAGCCATCTATACTCCTTAGTAACTTAGGACATTATAGCCCAAAGTACCATAAATGCTATTATCTAGGATAAAAGCATCTATAACTGGCTCTAGTGTCGTGAACGTGGTTTTCCAACTATTCGGGGTTATATTCATCCTTACCCCAAAAATCTGTAAAGTTTTCTCTAAAATCGATCCGCCAGGCTGGGTAGTCTTAACTGTAATTGGATCAAAGAAATCTAGGTCTAAGGCTGCCACTATGCCTGAGTTGTAACTAGGTGTGTATAAGTCTAGGACTATGGCATCCACACGGATAGAGGTTTCTTGCCTAGAAGCTATATAAGCCTGAGCATAATCTAAGGCTACGGCATCTGATTGCATTAAAAGGTTATCTAAAAAGTAACTATGCAAAAAGTATTTATCTATGCTGGCTTGATTTAGGGCTACCTGTGGGCTACCACCAACTCTAGTAATAGTGGCTTTATTAAATATAAGTACGTCATTTAGTATCCAGGTTGCATCAAAGTAAGATATACCAGATCCATCATCTGCAAACACTGTAGGTGTGCCACCAATAGAGCTAGCAGTTATAGCCCGATCTTGAAATACAAAGTTATTGTCGGCATCAACATAAATAGCACCATATTCAGAATTGGCTACAGTAAATAGTGCCTGTAGTGCTGTGCGGTTAGTACCTGGATCTGCCTGTAATGTAGTAAGACCTGGATCAATATCTCGCTGAGATGCTGGCCATGAAATCTGATCTAAAATATCGTCTACACGTGCACCTGATAATTGACCAGCGCTAGTGCCAGCCACTGTATTTATCTGTGCTAGTTGGGCTAATCTAAAAGCATCTACAGCTTGTATAGTAGTCATTGCTACATCTTCTGATTCTTGTGGATAGGTAGTAACATAACTTGTAATGTATCCTGCAAATATAGGATAAGTTACTGATCCATAAGTAGCAGTAATTTGCACCTTCTTCATAGGCGTTAATAAATTGTAATAAGGCCCAGATACATTCTGTGGGTTAAAATCACCATTTTGATCTGTTATGCGCAGAGTAAGCGAACCTGTTTGAAACTCATCACTAAGCGCAGTACGACCTCTATTGGTTTCAATTCTATTTACTTGATTAGATACATCGACAATTACAGCTGCTGAATCTGCTAATACGTTTGTGCCTAAAATACCTGTATCTAAAATCATGGCCTGAGCAAAACTAGGGCCAGTACTAAAGTTAATTACTGCATTTATTACAGGTAATGTCATTATGGCAACTGTCCAGCGCCAGAAATGCTATAACCATTTCTAGTCGCTTGTTGAATACTCTCAGCAATTGCTTGGCTCATCTTGTCGCCAGAAGCATCTATTCTCAAAGTAATTGCATCAGCCTGGGCTTGATACCTTGCAGACATGTGGGCTAATGAAATGGCCTCTTGTGCAGGTAATCCGTATTGACTATTTAATTCTGGCGCAAGTTGTCTAATTAAAATGTCGTATGGATCTGTAGATAATGGCGCTGCCCCACCTGGGCCTCTACCAGCTGCAAAAGCGTCTGCCTGGGCTTGGTATCTAGCGGACATACCTGCTAAGGCCATAGATTCTTGTAGTGATAAACCTAACGCTCTAAATTGTCCAATTAAACCGCTAATCATTGCATCATATTTATTAGTGC